GCAATCTAGCGGGGCTTTGTTGCCGGGTAGTGACGGAACGATCTACGTCAATCCTGCGCGATTCAGCAGTCACGCGGGCGGCCTTTCTCGCGTTCCGTACAACGGTTATCCCGCGCTGCTACACAAGGATGAGCGCGTGCTGACCGACGGCGAGGCGAGTAAGCGCGGTAATGGCGGTAGCGTAGTCGTAACGGGAAATACGTTTGTCGTGCGCCAGGAATCGGATATCGACGCGATTGCCGACGCATTGGCACGCAGATTATTTACGGTAGCCGGAGGTGTAAGCTGATATGGCGGATAATGCGATTCAATTCTGGCTCTCGTTCAACAACGGCGCTGAAAAGCTCCGCCTCCCGGTAAATCCCGAGACAATTTCCGTTTCGGCAACCCATGGATACGAGGATATCCAAGTAACGCAGCTTGGCGAATTTACCGTGATTGGCAACGAGCAAATGCCGGAGTTAACGTTCTCGTCGTTTTTTCCTCGTGACTACAATCCGTCATATTGCGAGTACGCGAATTTCCCGACGCCGTGGGAATGCGAAAGTTTAATCCGCAAATGGCAGACCAGCGGAAAACCTATGCGATTGACGATTACGGGAACGCCGATCAACAAGGCGGTAACCCTGCGCAGATTGGAAATTGACGCCGAACGTGCGGGATCTCCCGGTGATATCTATTTTACCGCTACGTTCAAGGAGTTCCGTTTCGTCACTTTGCGCAAGGTTTCGGAGGTTACCGATTCGGCCGGCACGACAACGATTACGCCCGGCAGTGATACGCGTCCTAACGATATACAAAAGGTGAATCCGTATATCGTGCAGGCCGGCGACTTTTTGATGAAGATTGCGGCGCGTGCGGACGTTTACGATAATGCAGACCAATGGCGCAAGATTTACGACGCAAACGCTGACGTCATCGGGCCTGATCCGAATCTGATTAAGCCGGGGACGGCGTTGGTGATTCCGGCATGATTACGGTAATTTACGACGATACCGATATTACGCCGCTCATTCAGTCCGCGGTATGGTCCGGCGATGTAATGCAGCCGTATCGCACGCTCGAATTGACGCTGAAAAATACGATCGACGGCATATCGCAAGCCGTTACGGTTGATCTCGGAAAGGAAATCATTTTCTACGAGGATGGCACGGAATACTTTCGCGGATTCGTCTTCACGAGCGAGATTGACGCGGCCGGCAATATGTCCGTAACGGTTTACGATGAGAATATTTACCTCATGAAAAACGCCGATTCCCGAAAGTTTACGAGCGTCAAAGCGTCGGCCATCGTTGAGACGTTATGCAACGATTTCGGCGTAAACATCGGAAGTATCGCGGACACCGGGTATATTATTCCAAAGTTAATCCTGCGCAACATGACATTATGGGATATGATGACAACAGCGCTGACCGTTACGCAAAAGCAAACGGGCGAGCGCTTTTTTATTTCGTCGAAAAACGGCGCGCTGTATCTTACGAAGCGGTCAGCGACGGTATTTCCGTATGTGCTCGAAAATGGAACGAACTTGACCGGCGCAACCTATCGCAAATCCATCGAGGATATGCGCACGCAGATTAAGGTTATCGGTGGCGACGAGGAAAAGAATCCGATTTCTGCGTTCGCCAAAGATGACGATTTAATCGCGAAGTTCGGCGTCATGCAGCACGTGGAAATCGTTGACGCGGATAAAACGCAATCCGAAATCGATGACCGGGCGCGCAGCCTTCTCGCGGAAAAGGCGGTTATCGCAGACGAGGCGCATATCGATACGCTCGGTTACCCGGATTGTATCGCTGGCGTTTCCGTTTACGCTTACGACTCGATAACGCAAATTGCCGGTGCGTACTACGTTTCGACCGATTCGCACCGCTACGAAAACGGGAACCATACGATGTCTCTGCGCCTGTCAGCAACGGACGATTTGCCTGCGCTGAAATATAACGATCCGACGTCTGTCACGCAGAAAAAACAGAACGCGAAAGGGGGCGGTACCACCGATGGCATTGATGTCAACGCAGCACTTGCAAGGCTCGGGTAGCGCAAAGTTAGCGCAGATGATTCGCAAACTCGGATACAACGACTATGATCGATACGAACTCGCCACGGTAATTGCCGCCCCTCCCTCGCTTAAAATACAACTGGATAATTCGCCGATTGACCTCGATGGAAGCGATTTAGTCGTCGCCGAGCATTTGACGGAGCACACACGCACAGTCTCGATAGATGGCGGGGCCGATTCGACGATTACGTTCCGTTCGAATCTTGCGGCCGGCGACCGTGTGATTATCGCGTCGATGAACGACGGCCAGACATACGTAATACTCGATAAGGCAATCGTGGGAGGCGGTGAATAATGGCGCTGAAACCGCAAGGCGGCGGTAGTACGCGCGTAATCGCAGCGTCTACAAAGCCGCAGACCTCGCGGACATACTCGATATTCGAACCGATTACGCGAACGGAGACTACGCAATCGGCAACGCTCGTCACGTATGACATTACGGATACGGACGCATTCGAAATCGGCGGCATAATTGACGGAGTGGACGCGGTTCGGCAAGTCGTCCGAAAAGCGTTGATAACGCCGCGATTCCGCCACATGATTTACAACTCGCTGTATGGTAGCGAGCTGAGCGATTTAATCGACCAAGATGTGACGCAGGAATTTTTGCGAACGGAAATTCCGCGAATTATTACCGAAGCGCTAATTTACGATGATCGCATAAGAGACGTTGGCAATTTCGCTATCACGCGAGAGGGCGATAAGCTATACGTTTCATTTGACGTATCCACCGTTGAGGGCGTTATCACCGAGGAGGTGACGATGTAATGTATGAAGACCAGACGAAAACAGCGATATTGCAGCGCATGCTTGACGCCTCGCCCGCCGATATCGATAAGCGGCAGGGAGCGCCGACATACGACTTGCTTTCGCCGGCAGCGATCGAACTCGCGCTCGCTTACGCTAACCTCGATAACAACATAAAATTCGGATTCGCAGACACGACATACGGCACGTATTTGGACCGGCGCGTAGGCGAGCACGGCGTTACTCGCAAACCAGCGGTAAAAGCGACGGGCTCGCTTAAATTTACCGGCGCAAACGGCACGGTAATACCTGCGGGAACGCGCTGCTCTACCGCTGATGCCATCCCGATTTACTTCGTTACAACTACGTCAGGAACGATTTCAGGCGGAAACGCCACGGTGACAGCGGAGGCCGAGACAGCGGGAGCGGCGGGCAACGTCGCAGTCGGAACGATTACGCGGGTCACCGGAACCCTTTCCGGAGTGATTAACGTTACAAATCCGGCTGACTTTACGGGTGGTGTCGATACGGAGTCAGACGCGGATTTACTCGCGCGATACCTCGATTATGTACGACGTCCGGCGACGTCGGGCAACGCGAATCAATACCGCCAATGGGCGCTCGAAGTTAGCGGAATATCTGACGCCAAGGTAACGGAGGTTTGGAACGGACCAGGTACGGTTAAAGTCGTACTCCTCGATACGGATAAGACTGCTCCTGACGCTTCCCTCGTTACGTCCGTAGCGGACCATATCGAAAGCGTCCGTCCGGTCGGCGCTACGGTTACGGTCGTCGGTGCGACGGAAGTCCCGATTAATGTTAGCGCTACGCTGACGCTCGATACGGGGAAAACGGTCGCTGATGTACAAGGAGCGATTGAAACCGGAATCGTTGCGTATCTGAAGACGCTGGCGTTCGTCGACCCGATCGTACGCTATTCGCAGATCGCCAACGTCATCCTCGACGTAGACGGCGTATTGGACTACGCAAATCTGACGGTAAACGGCGGCACTGCGAATATTACGATAGCGGACGGTAGCGTGGCGGTTATCGGGAGCGTGACGCTGACATGACCGACTATCGCCAGCGTATGAGCGATTACCTCCCGCGCTATTACGATGATTCGCGTATCGTCGGCAATCTCCTCGACCAAGAATCCGCAGAGGTATCCGATTTGAACGCGGCGATTGCGGATGTGCTTGCGCAATTTTTCGTCGACACGGCAACGTGGGGGCTTGCGAATTGGGAGCGTATTTGCGGGATTAAAACGGACGAAACGAAGCCCTACGACCAGCGGCGTAGCGCAATTAAAGCGAGGCTCCGTGGCGTGGGAACCGTTACCGTAGCGCTGATTAAAAACGTGGCTGAATCGTATAACAACGGCGAAGTCGAGGTAACCGAGGACAATGCGAATTATACGATTGCCGTACGATTCGTTTCCACATACGGGCGGCCCTCGAATATGACGGATATCCAAAATGCACTCCGCGAGATTGTTCCGGCACACTTAGCGATAGACTTCGTATTTACCTACGCAACGTGGAGCGAGGTTGATTCGCGAGGGCAGACGTGGGCTGACATTGACGCGCTCGGCGAGACGTGGGCGCAATACGAAGCATATCAACCGTAAGGAGCGTGACCTATGGCGACAACAACGCCTCGACTCGGCCTTCCGCGGCCGGAGTCAACGGATAATTTTAACTTAGCTAATCATAATGCGTTCGTTGACGCGGTTGACACGAACGCAGCGAAGCAAGCGGATGTCGGCGACAAGTCGACGTTAAGGACAACGGATAAATCGAACCTGGTTAATGCAGTAAACGAGCTTTTTCAAAATGTCAGTGATGGGAAAATAACGGTTGCCGACGCCATTGCTGACATGAATCAATTAGCGAATGGATCGATGACATTCGACGAGTTGGCAACGGCTATCCGAGCAATCTCGTCCGACGCAACCGCGGGGCCGGGAGATGTGCTCTCGGGGAAGACGTTTTACCAGGGCGGGAGCAAGCAAACCGGAACCATGCCGATCCATAACGGTCTGGAGGATATTGCCGGATGGACAAATGGCGACTCCAATACCCAAGTATATGTACCTGTGCCAGCGGGATACTGGACTGGCGGCGCGGGGGTCGGCGTGCAGATACAGGACACGGACCTGATCCCGGGAAATATCAAAGCCGGGGCTAATATTTTTAACGTGCAGGGTAATTTTACCGCTGATGCGACCGCTACAGACCCTGACGTAAAATCAGGCAAGACTTATTACCGACAGGGGGCAAAATATACAGGCAGCATGCCGGTCAATACGGGCTGGAGAATTGTTCCGTGGTCAAATTCAAACGGAGATTCTGCGGTGGATGTTCAATACTCCGCGGGGTACTGGGACGCAAATATCATGGGTATCCAGGACGCGAACCTTATACCGGATAACATTCGCGGTAGCATTTTCGGTGTATCTGGCACTGCAAAACGGTACGCGGAAGGAAGTAATACACCTTCTACTGGCGGCAATATTACGTTTTCGGTTTCTGGTCTCAGATTTCAACCGCGACTAATTATTTTGGTTATGTGGTACAACGGCTCACTGCACAGCAAGAAGTCCTATCATCCGAACAGCAATGGAACCAACGATTACCAAATTTATCCCGGCGGATCGGTATACGTTAACACTGTGGGATGGGGCATAACCAGTAGTGGATTTTCGGCAGGTTTGAATATTCCGGTAGGCACAGTAGTTTACTGGTATGCCTGCGAATAGGGAAGGAGATGGTTTAAATGGCTCAAATTGGAAGAAAAATTTATTATGATAAAGCAACAGGAAATCCGATTCTGGATACAGGTGAACGTTGGGGAGCAGTAACGGAAACATCAGTCGATGAAGACTTTGCGACTTATGCGGTATTACAAGAG